TCCCAATGACTTGTTTGTCAAAGACAAGTATGTGAGTGAAGAACTGCGCAACTTGGCCAAAGAATTAAATGTGTTGTTTGTCACAGCATCGCAGTTGAATCGTTCGGCAGTGGAAGAAATTGACTTTGACCATTCGCATATTTCAGGTGGTATTTCCAAGATCAACACAGCAGACAATGTGTTTGGTATATTCACCAGCAGATCAATGAAAGAACGCGGCAAGTATCAAATACAATGCATGAAGTCACGCAGTAGTACAGGTGTCGGACAAAAGATTGATTTAGACTACAACATTGAAACCATGCGTATCACTGATCCGGGCATAGACGAAAATGCATCCATGTTTAGGAAACCCAGCTCATCAATCATGGATTCAATCAAAGCTCGTAGCACCGTGGGCAATGAAGAATCCAGCGCGGTGCAACAAGATGTTCCACGTGTAGATGCTGACATACAAAGCGCCAAACTCAAACAATTATTGAACAAAATTAAAACTGGATAATATGCAATTAAAAACCATCTGGGCCAATGAGATCAATCAAGGGTGTTCGATTCCGCTGGATCACGATGATATACTCTACATCAAAGACAACATCATTGCTGAGGCCCAGTGGTCCATGGGTCTACATAAATTTTTTGAAAAAGTAGGGACTCCGCACTGCGTTATCTCTGAGCTGTGTGTTGATACCGAAGCAGCACTGAGCCCTGTGCCCATTTATTCAGTGCCATTTCGTTGCATGGAAATCTTGCCCATTAACTTCTGCGATGATGCAGTGCCAGAACAATTGCACACTGACTATTGTTTTAGTTTTGCCGTCAAAAAGAAAACAGTGCACCGTCATATTTTTTTAAAACTCATTGAATACTTTAAATTAACCAGCTATGACGGAACGTTTGCAGCAGACTGGCGAGACTTTGATATATCGCGAATACTTGAAGAAATGCAACAGGCAGGAACTTATTCCCAAGAGTTGCGCGGTGTACTGACCGGACCTATTGTGCTGCCACGGCGCTGGATTGAATCACCGGTCAGTATGGTGAATGTTTGGAAAACAGGACTCAACGAAATTTGTCAACGATCTGCTGTGCATGTGATCACCGAAACCATTCAATGGGAACAGAGTTCAATGTTCAGCGAAAAAACCCTGCATGCAATCATGGGATTGAACTTTCCTTTGTGGGTAGGCGGGTATGGAAATGCTGCAGCTCTAGAGCGCATAGGCTTTGATGTATTCAACGACATAATTGATCACAGTTATCAATTCTATCCTAGATTGATTGATCGTTGTTACTGGGCAGTTGAATTGAATCGTAGAATACTACAAGATTTAGATTATGCCCGATACTGTAGACAACGGGCAGACAGTCGTCTCAGATTAAATTTGCAACGGTTACATGATGGTACCGCAGCAAAGTTCAATGAGTCAGTGATGGCTGCATGGCCACCGCACATCAGTGATCCAGTACGTGCAGCTATGCAGCAAGAAAAAGCTCGCGCCATCAGGTCCTGGCAGGATCTGGGATTTGTGCCCGATTAAATGGGGCAATGTTGGTTTGATAATAATGATCCCATATAGCTTTGATCAACTGTGTCTTTAATTCGCCTAGATTTAATTCAGCAAATAATCTTTCAAGTTGTGGAACAAGTCTGTTGTAATCTAGTAGGTCACTGAGTTCAATGAATTGCTGCTGATAGAATTGGTTACTGGGATCTGCTGTGATAGTGTTGGCGTCAGTAAACATCAATAGATTTGGATCATTGATCACATAATTTCTAACCACAGAAAATTGCGAGCCTGGCAAGCGATAGTCGTTGGCAAAAGTTACTTTTCCAAATCTTGCCAGTTTAACGTCAGGGTCTTCGTGCTGAGTAATCCAACTCTCTTGTTTGAATTTAAACCCTTTGACAAATTTCACTCGATGCAACCAGCGACGACTGGCAGGATCAACTACAATGTTGATTACTGGGTTACCTACCCCAAATGTAGGCAGCTGACTTTTGTGTACCAACACAGTGGTGGGCCGTTGATTTTCTGTAGCTTCTAGGGCATAGTCAAACCCTAGTTCTTGAAGATGCGTGACAAATCCTGTAGCATCAATGTTATTGCCGCGTTGATGCGACGCAGAAAAGAATTCGTGCAATGGGCAGTCGGGCTTGGGCTCATGATAAAGATGCCGGGATAGATCGCTGCGATAACTGTCACGTATCCAGGCCATATAGGATTGATCAAAGTTGGGAGTTAATCTAGCGGAGTCAACCTGTTGATTCCAGCAACTCAGGCGATCACTGGTGTGCAGCAACATCACTAGAAATCTACCAGCAGAGCCTGCAGTGTATCTCACAAACAGCAGTGGAAGATCACCGTGCATTTTTAAACACCGGCATGTTGGGCAAACAAGGATAGTCGCTCCAGCTCTGATGCGCCCAACGCACATGCTGCAATGTTTTAAACTTTTCAAGTCCCAGGGCAGCAGTTTCAGGTGTCATGTAATAGTGGTAACCAATCTGACTGATCTGCTGTTCTCGCCAGCCTGTGTCGCGCTGCCGGCCATCGTAGCTCATGGCTCGTAGTTGTTGAGCTGCCGCAGCATCGTCTAGGAGAATCATTCCGCCGCGGCCCAGCTTCATGGCTTTTTGGAATTGAAAACTCAGCACTGTCATTGTGCCGGGTTGATATTGACCGCGCTCCCAGACACTGGCAGCATCAACAATGTTGGTACCGCCAATTAGATATTGCCCGGACCAGAGATTCCGTTCCCACTGCCAGGTTAAATTTAATTTTTCAAATGTAAATGGAATTGAAATATAAGTGTGTTCGGGGCAAGTTACCTGCTGAGGCTGTGTTAGTCTCAGGCATAATTCAATGCCGTGAGTGCAGCAGTCCACGGCAACAGCCTCAGTTGCTCCAAAAAATTCTGCAATTGTTTGCTCAAACTCAGTTACTGTGTTAAAATTAATCATTATCAATATAGTTAACGGACAGGATATTTATAGGTTAGTTCCACCCCCTACCAATAAATAATACAACAATTAAAAATCATGCAAAAGAAAACCCGCAGCATCCTGGAAGAATTAGACGCTCTTTATGTTGAAAGAGATCGCCGTCACATAATTGAAAGTCGAGCCACCAATGTCATTGGCAGTGCTATAAGATTGCTGGAACAAATTGATCAGGACTACACAGCCGAACAAGCCGAAGTACTGCATCGCAAATTAATCAATGCAATTAAACTACGCGACCCCTCTAAATTTACTCGTTCAGTTAGGAAACAAGATGGAAATACATGAATTGACCTGGCAACATCGGCGTGTTAAAGAATCCATACGGTCCGGAGTTGTGGGGCCAACCCGCACCACAGCGCAAGAAGTCCCACCTGGCAGCAAAGAAAGTGAAACATACGCCATCAACCCTGAACAGTTTAGAACACAGCTGGATGCGGTGCGCAAACTCTGGCACCATACCGTGGAATATCAAAAGCAACAACTGGGCGTGACCAATGCTGACATGATCAATCAACGCAGCAAAGGTGCTCTACGTGCCGCAGTCACAGACATTGTTGAAACAAGATTATTGGCAGGCAACCCACAGTTGGCCACTATTGCACAGTTTGATCAAAAAGCCGGAACCAACTATGCCGAAGAGATCACCAGACTAATGAATGTCATTGCCGACGACCCTGGCAGTTCCGGCACTGATCAGGCCTGGTATCAACTGCTGTTGAAGATTCAAGCCGTGCAGTGGATGGCGCTGAAAGGTGTGCCCGAAGCTGCAGCACAACAAAGTACCACCAAGCTCACCACGCAAGGCGAAATAGAACGTCAGAAATTTGCGGGTGCAGCACAACAGGCCCTGGGCGCAGTGCCTGGTATAAGAACAATGCCTGTACCCCCCACTGGTAACCCGCACCTCAATGCACTGTTGGCAGCCATGGGAATTTTACGTGGCTATGTGCCACCACAGCCGGAGCAATAAAAATGATTTTAAAAGAAGGCGGCAACGTATTCAAAGATGGTGACGGACAGCCACTCACACAACGCATAAATCAAACCGACATCATGACCACTGTACAGTGGATTGAACGTTTGACTGGTATTGACTTTACACAAGAGCGCGATGCTTATGGTTCGCCTGTGCGTTGGTTGGGCAGCACAGGCCGCAAGGCATCTTCGGGTGACTTGGATCTTGCGGTTGATGCCAATGCTGTGAACAAAGATGAATTGTTTGCACGTATTCAGGCCTGGGCCACAGCACAACGACTAGATCCCAAGGACTGGGTGCGCAAGTCAGGAACTTCGGTGCATGTCAAAACTCCCATCAATGGCGACCCCAATCAGGGCTATGTACAGACTGACCTGATGTTCTTGAAAAACTTGCCCTGGAGCACCTGGGCCCTGAGTGCTTCGAGTGGATCCAAGTACCGTGGACAGGACCGCAATGTGCTGATCAATTCCATTGCCAAGAGCCTGGGCTACAAACTAAATCAAAATGCCGGCATCATGGATCGTGCTACCAACGAACTGATATCCGACGATCCAGACAAAGTGGCAAAGATGCTGTTGACTCCAGCAGCTACCCGAGCTGACTTGGCCACCGTGGAGTCAATTGTGCAGGCTCTAGAACGCGACCCCAAGCGTGATGCCAAGTTGGCCGATGCTCGCGATCACTTTCAACGCGAAGGTGTGCCATTTGTGGAGTCAGTAGAAATTGACACCGAAGTCAACTATCTTGCTCGACTGCGTGATCGTATTGTTAACCAAGGCATGTATGCACTGATTGAAGATCGGCAGATACGTGAAGCCGACGCAGTGGGCGGACGTGCCAAGGGCATTGAACACATCGAAGGTCTTGTGTTTAGAAAAGGCACTCGTGGTGTTGACGAAGCTAAGAAAATACTAAAGTCGGCTGCTGCCGACACTCCCGGCACCACAACCGTGAAATGGGATGGCAAACCTGCTGTGGTATTTGGACGCAGACCCGGCACTGGCGAGTTTGTGTTGACTGACACCTCAGGATTTCAAGCCACAGGCTATGATGGCATGTTTACATCGCCCCGCCAGATTGTTGCTGACATGCAGCGCAGAGATGACAATGCCCGAGCCAAAGGCAATCAAGCCAATCGTGTGGAGACTCTAGCACCAATCTATCAAACATTGTGGCCTGCCCTGGAGGCAGCGTTTCCCAAGAATGTTCTAGGCTATGTACAGGGCGACTTGTTGTACTATCCACAACGTCCCTGGGTGGAAGAAGCCGGCAATGCAGTGTTCCAGCCCAACGAAGTGCTGTACAAGATACCGTTGGCGTCAGACCTAGGCAGAAAGATTGCCGGCACCAACATTGGCATTGCCATGCACACACAGTATGCTGATCAAGGATCGGCCAAACAACCGCTAGGCGACATTGGATTTAAAAAAGTGCCGGGACTGTTGTTGGAACCACCCATACGTGCGCAACAATTCCGCGTGGATTCCCGAGTGATGAAACAGATCAATGAACTGGAACGCAGCCATGGTGCAGCCATCAATCAACTGTTCAATCCTGTTGAACTACGTTCACAAAAGATCACTGACCTTGCCAGCCTCTGTGTGGACTTTATCAACACTCGTGTAGGCAAAGGCTTTGCGGGATTGGCACAGGGATTCCTACAGTGGTTGCCGGGCAAAGTCACACCGTCAAAGTATCAAAATATACTGACTTATCTACAGTCTCCGGCTACCAATGCACAGGCCTTGGAAGCTGCGTTTGACATTTGGTTGTTGCTGCATGATCTCAAGATGGATGTGCTGCAGCAACTGGACCTACAGCATCCGGGACAAGAAGGCTGGGTCATGGCCACACCTGCAGGCTATGCCAAGGCCGTGAGTCGCATGCCCGGTGGATTTGCTGCGGCCAACCGTGCTCGCAACAACTAACATAATGAGAGATTCAACATGACAATAATTGGCCCTGGAATAGAAATTGGTTCTGGAATCACCGTGCTTGGAGGATCACTGATTTTGGATTTAGATGCTGCCAACTATTCAGCAGTTCCTGTTGACGGTAGCGTGATTTTTGGTTCAGACTACACTGTAACTGTGCAAAATCCCACTCCAAGAATTTCATGGAGCAGCGACAACGGTGGTGTGTTTAGAGTAACCACAGCATCAACAACTAATTTTATGACATTTGGGCCAAATTACAGCAGTGGCACACAGGCCTACACGGTGGGCATGGCCTACAAGTGGAACGGAACCACAGCAGGTAGATTACTCAATGCCAACACAGCCAGTCCAGACTTCTTGATGGGCCTGTGGGGATCATCAGGATGCAAAATGAATATTGCCTTTGCTGAAGGGTTTACTGGCGTAACTAACACTGTTGCAGACACTGCCTGGCACTTTATATGGTTTACTTCAACTGGTGCGGCCGGCGCCCGCAAGGCAAAAAGTTACGTAGCCACCAACACAGCACCATCAGGAACATTTGGTACCAGATCAGCCAACGATGGATTTAAAGGATTGAGATTGTTTGGTAGATTTGTAAAAGCAAGCAAAAGCAGCGAAGAAGTTGATGCAGACATTGGATTTGTCAAAATTTGGAATAAAGAATTGAGCCTGGCAGAAATACAAGCAGAACATGCTGCCTATAAAACAAGATTTGGTTACTAAAAATCAGAAGCCGATTTTTTACCAATCTGGCTAAATAAAAGTAGGGCTTAGACGCCCACTTTAACAGGAGATTTTAAAATGGCAACTTTATTCCGTCCAAATGGTGATGCAGATCCAGTATTTGCACTTGATATCAGCAATGGTGCTCAGTCAGGTAACCTCAACACAGTAGGTGCAAACGCACTGGTACAAATGGCAGGTCCAAAACTGGACTTCTTTGCAGTGGTAGTAGAAAACGCTTCAAATCAAGCAATTGATTTGCGCAACGAATTGGGTAACATCACTGATCCTGGTGTGGTTCAAACCATCAACCAGACTATCCAGCAGACAGCAACTATTGCTTTCTACCAGGTACAGAATGCTTCATCTGGTCAAATCAGTTATGCTCTGTATCCAAGTGGTGCTTACACCACCGCAACTCTTGACACAGCAGTTACTGGTCTGGGCAATGTTCAGATCACCAACAGCTCGGCTCAGGTACGTGGTGTCAACGTGTCAGGTTCACAATCAACTGGCATTGGTTTCAAACTAGCACTTTCGTAATACATCTGGTTGCAGCACTGAGCCCGGCTTTTATTGCCGGGCTTTTTCTTTGCTGTAAATACCAGCATGAAAATCATTCCCAGTTGGAATATT